CGTGTACTGGGACGAAATCAAGGCGGCTATGTCGTCGTTTGCCGCGTCGGTTATGAGTGACGTGGCGCCGGCAATCGACTGGCTTAAAAGCGGCGCGGAGAAAGTGACCGGCGCCTGGTCGGTCGTGTCCGATTTCTTCGCGGAGCTATGGGCCGGAGTGACCGCCAGCTTTTCAGACGCCTGGTCGATGATCAGCGGCATTGTGGACAAAGTAATGGGCGCCGTTAACGTCGTGAAGAACGCCGCCGGCAAGGTTTCCGACTTCGGTTCTGGCGTGGTGGATTCGACGACGGGCGCGGTGAAGAACGCAGCGTCCGGCGTTGCCGGTTTCTTTGGGTTCGGGGACGACGAAGAGAAGAAACAGCCCTCCGGAGGCCAAAGCGCGGCCGTGGTTCAAAGCCCGCAGGAGCGCGTCGCCCGTTCAATCGAAGAGCGCCGCCAGACCAGTTCGGCGGAAGTAACCATACGGGATGAAAGCGGCCGCGCGGAAGTAACCAAAGGCAGCATGGGCGCCGGCGTATCGCTACAACGAACGGGGGCCCTATAATGGCTTGGTTGGATAGACTAAACGAGGCGGCCTACACGTCGCCAGGCGGCACCCGGCAGACCTTCGAGTATGAAGACGTGCGGAGTGAATTTGATAAAAAAACCGGGGCGTTTGGTTTTGTAGACGCTAACGGCACCTACGTCCAGGACCGCGGCAACACGGGTCGCCGGTACCCGTTGCGCTTGTTTTTCTGGGGCCCAGATTACGACATTGCTGCAGCGTCATTCGAAGCGCTGTTGCTTGAGCGTGGCGCGGGTCGCCTTGAGCACCCCGCCTACGGCACCGTGGACGTGGTGCCGTTCGGTACCATTACGCGCCGGGACGACCTAAAGAGCGCCGGCAACCAGGCGGTGCTGGAAGTCATTTTCTTTGAAACTATCGGCATTATTTACCCGACCGGCCAGACCGACCCGGGTTCTTCGGTCCTGTCCGCCGTGGATGCGTACAACGCGGCCGTGTCGGAGCAGGTAGCCAGCGCCCTGGACTTGACCGCCCCGGCGTCCCTGGTAACGTTTAAAAGCACGTACGACGGGCTGTTAGACACCGCCGAAGCGGGCCTGCGGGCGCTGGCCGACACCCAGGAAGCCGGCCAGCGGCAATTCGACGCAATAAGCGAATCGATAAACCGGGGCATTGATGTCCTGGTTGCTACGCCGCTTGACCTGATTTTCCAGACCACTCTTTTGATTCAATCGCCGGCCCGTTCTTTGTCGGCCATATCCGCCCGCCTGGATGCGTACAAAGACTTGGCCGCGTCGCTTTTAACTGGCACCGGTGCCGCGGTACCCGCCAGCCCAGGCGTGCAAGACGCCAATGCGTTCTACGCCCGGGAGGCGTTCGCGTCGTCTTATGTTAGCGGTTCCGTGGTGTCGGCGGTGAACGCCCGGTTCGAAACCAAAGCCGCCGCCCTGACCGCCGCCGAGTCGATACTTGGCCAGCTTGCAGACGTTGAAGCGTGGCGCGAAGGTAACTACGCGGCCCTTGGCGCGATAGACACGGGCAGGGCGTACCAAAGGCTGCAGGAAGCCGTGGCGCTAACCGCCGGCTTTCTCGTTGAAATATCGTTCTCGCTCAAACAGGAACGGGCCGTAGTCCTGGACCGGGCGCGAACCATCGTGGACCTTTCGGCGGAGCTTTACGGGTCCGTGGACGACCAGCTAGATTTTCTTATTAATTCGAACAATCTGACCGGGTCGGAAATTTTAGAACTACCGAAGGGGCGCCGCATTGTTTATTACGTCTAACGCCGGTGACACGTTTGAAAGCTTATCGCGCCGGGCGTACGGCACAGAGAAGTTCGCCCAGAACTTAGCGCAAGCGAACCCCGGCGTCCTGGAACCGGTGGCACCGGGCACCGTCGTCACTATCCCGCAGATACCCGGCGACCCTACAAACAGCCCCACCCAGGCGCCGGCCGGCGACCCTAACGAAGTGGCGGTCCTGGTGGACGGCGTCCGCTTTCGCTTTTGGTCGGAACTTCGCCTGACCCGTTCAATGGACAGCATGGACACCCTGGAATTTACCGCGCCGTTCGAACCGGACGACCCGGCGTTCCGGGAAACGTTCCGGCCTTTCAGCTTTAAGCCGCTTGTCGTGACCGTGGGCGGCGTCCCGCTATTTACCGGAACGCTTGTGGGGGTCGTCCCTTCGGTGTCCGGAGATAGCACCACAGTGGCAGTGTCGGGCTATTCGCGGCCGGGCGTTCTGGAAGATTGCACCCAGCCGGCGTCCGCCCCCGTCGAATTTAACGCCCAGGACCTACCCGGCATTGCGTCGTCTATTTGCCAGCCTTTCGGCATTGCGGCCGCGTTTAGCGGGCCGGGCGGCGCCGCATTCGAACGGGTAGCGGTTGAAACGGGCGAAAAAGTCATGGGGTTCCTGGGCGAACTGGCGCGCCAACGCGGTCTGGTTATATCCAGCGACCCAGACGGCCGCGCGCTTTTCCAGCGTTCCGTAAAGCCCGGGCAGCCGGTGGCCGTACTTCGCCAGGGCGCTTCGCCGGTCCTGGGCGTGTCGGCGTTCTTTTCGCCGCAACAATACTACAGCCACATAACTGGCCTGGAGTCGGTCGTGATCGGTACCGGCGGTTCGCAGTACACCGTCCGCAACCCATACCTGGCCGGCGTGGTTCGCCCCTTGACGTTCAAAAGTCCCGACACCGAAGGCGGCACCATTAAAGAGTCTGTGGAAGCAAAAGCGGGTCGAATGTTCGGCAACATGGCCGCCTACGGTTTGCAAGTAAGCACCTGGCGCGACCCGGCGGGCGCGCTTTGGCGGCCTAATACCACCCTAAAGCTAGAAGCCCCGGGCGCCATGATCTATTCAAGTTATGAATTTGTGGTGCGTTCGGTCCGTTTTGACAGCGAAACCGACAGCGAAACCGCGGAACTCGACCTGGTTCTTCCGGGTTCGTTTAGCGGCGAAATACCGGAGTCGATGCCTTGGGACTAATCGGCCGCGTTCTGTCTTTCGTTAGAACTTCACGCAACGCCGCCCAGGTGGCCGACGTGAAAATGGACCCGGGCGGCGGCGGCGTGAACGTTACGGCGGAGCACTTCGCGCCCCCGGGCGATGACGCGTTCCCGCTAGGCACCGACTACGTATACGCCGGCGCAACCCCGCAACGCGGACGGGTCGCCGCCGTAGGGTATATTGACCCCCTAAACGCGCCCAAAGCGCGGAGGGGCGAAAAGCGCATATACTCCCGCGACTCCGCCGGCGCGGTGGTCGCCGACCACTGGCTGAAAGCCGACGGTTCGGTAGTTACTGAAAACGAGAACGGGTCTGTGACGCTGGGCGCGGACGGGTCTATACTGGCGCAAAACGCGGACGGGTATTTTGAACTGCAAGCGGGCGGGGCTTTTGTCGCAAACGGGGCAACGGCAACAACCGACGGCGATTTTGTAACCTCGGACGGGGTGAGCCTTCGGGACCACACGCACATCGGGAACTTTGGATCACCAACCAGCAAACCAATTATTTAAAGGTGTTTAAAAATGGCAATCGCATACGTTACGGCATTAAGGAACTCAAGAATGGCGGAAGTAACGGCAGAAATCGACGCCGGGTCCGCCGGCGGAACCATCAAAATTTACAACGGGACGCGGCCCGCGACGGGCGGATCGGCAACGACTTTGCTGGCGGAACTGACTTTTGCCAGCACTTCTTTCGGTGCGCCTTCGTCCGGGCGCATTACCGCCAACACTATCAGCCCCGACACCGACGCCAACGCGACCGGAACGGCAAGCTGGTTTAGAATAGCGGGCTCGAACGGGGCTTTTGTGGCGGACGGCACCGCGGGTTTAACTGGGTCGGGGGCTGACCTAGAATTAAATTCCGTTAGTATTGGCGCCGGGCAAAGAGTAGAGGTGACTTCTTTTTTAATTACCGAAGGCAACCCATAAAAAAGGCGTAGGCTATGACGGTTCTTGCGCTCGTTGAAAGCGGCGATAGCCGCGTCGAGTGTGGGGCGGTCGAAGCGCAGTGCACCGGAAAGGTAACGTACATTGCCGTTTCCGCGGTTAAGCTGGTGATGTGCGGCGACACTGGCGCGGAAGCTGGCGAGCCTGGCGCGTTTTGCACCGGGCTAGTAATCGGCGGAACAATTGAAGAACGGCCGGACGCGGTCGAAGCGATCGGCGCTTCCGACGTAAAAACCGGATTTGGCGACGTAACCGAAGGCCCCGACGTGGCCGACGGTTCGGGCCGCATCGTGACCACCGCAGCTGGCGACGTAACCGAAGCCCGGGACGCGCCTAGCGGTTCGGGCCGCATCGTGACCACCGCAGCTGGCGACGTGACCGAAGCCCGGGACGCGGCCGACGGTTCGGGCCGCATCGTAACCGTCGCAGCTGGCGACGTGACCGAAGCCCGGGACGCGCCCAGCGGTTCGGGCCGCATCGTGACC